TAGAGAAGATCTGTATATCCAACAAGTCTTCAATAACAACTCTTCTATCAGCAGTCGACAGTTGCATGAACGGAGTGAAGTTTCTGGATCCAAGAACAACGATCTGTGTGAATGACTTGTAGCTCATTTTAAGGATGCTTTGTTCTAAGATTCTTTGATAGTCTTTAGTATGCGAGTCTTGGTTAAGCAATACACCATTCTGATACACCTCAAACATTCTAGGTGCATGACCTCTACATACTTTAAATGAATTGGATCCAACTCTAAACTCTACCTCAACAGCAAGATGTTTCTTATTGATGCTATTGACTAGCTGAGGGTTGTTGATCTTTCTAAATGGCTTCATGTACAGACCGTACGACAATGCATCTAAAAATGTAGACTTACCAGCCCCATTCTCTCCAACAATCAACGTATCTTTAGCTTCGTTTAGATTTATTTCAGTCCAGGTGTTGCCATAAGATAAAAAGTTTTTAAATCTAATCTTCTCAAATATTATCATGACTTAGAATTATCGAACAATTGAATAGATTGCAATAACTCTGAAGCTGGTCTTAAGGTCAACATATGTTTGCTATCTTTAGGAAGACATGCTCCACCAAAGCCAAACTTACCGTCTTCTCCTGGTACTTGCCATCCATAGTCACCTAGACGTTTGTCTAACTGCACTAGGTTAAATATACGAGATGGCTGAAGCTCCATAGCCTTTGCAACTACCCACATATCGTTTGCAAATGATATCTTCATAGCTAAGAATGTATTAATCATAGTCTTGACCATCATAGCTTCTTTAGGTTGCACTACTTGCGTATCAAGACCGTAGTCTCTTAGTAGTCCAACAAAGTCATGTGACACTAATGTCAAGCTGCCAATAAGACTAGGAACATCCTTTGAACCTAAGTCTGTCAGTACATGGTTCTCTCTAATAAACTCTGGCCAGAATGAACATCCTTGAAACTCCCATACTTGATCAGGTCCCATAGTGCATCTGATAAATGTATGTACGTGATCTGGAACATTACTGACTGCTTCTTTAACAATAGATGTATCTAACTTGCCGTCTTCTGTACCAGGTGTTGGCACACAGATAAATGCGTATTGTAGATCTTTCCAATCGTCTTTAGTTAGTATTAAACCTTGTGGTGGGTCATGACGTTTTACTTCTACGCCAATGCTTTTCAATAATAGTTCGGTAGCTTTACCGACGTGGCCGTAGCCAACAACTGCAACTTTCATAATAATCCTCTAGCTTATGCTTAATGCTTCTTCATGTAAACTCTTTAGTAATTGTCCCAATGCTGCTTTGTCATTTTTAATTTCTAAACCATCTACATACGATCCGAGAATAGTAAGAGTATCCTCAGCTTCGTCAACAATGTCAGCGTCATCTTCTAAGTCCAAATGAAGATGGTCCGTGACCACTTGTATTGACATTGGATCAGCTGCTTCCAGCTTTTCCATATACAAATCAAATAACATAGTATTGTCTTTGCTTTTTGTTATGACCTTTACTGAGCACCCTGCAAAGTCATCGAACTGCTTGCATTGTTCTAGTAATCCTGCCATATCTAAATCTGTATCGTCATACCATACTTTATGGAATAACTGATGTGGGTTTGGTATAAACTCTAGCTCTCTCGTGACAGTGTCAAATACATGAAAGCCTTTTTGATCGTTATAGTCACTCCATGTAATCTCATATGCAGTACCAAGATAGTTGATATTGCCGTTACGAGATTTATGATGATAGTGACCGGAACATACCAGGTCGAACTTTTTGAGCCATTGATCACTAATACCGTGGTCAATGATTCCGCCCTTGTACATCTCATATCCAGCCAACTCTAAATGACCAAACAATACTTGTGCAGATGTCTTATCTGCCATCACAAACGTCTGCTCTTCATTCTGCTCACATATCCATGGCACCATCATTATCTCACATCCACCGACCTCAATAACTTCTGGGTTGATGTATGTTGTTATATTATCATACTCTTCCATCAATAAGTCAACAGAGTTGACCTCTAATGTGTTCTTGTAGTATGCATCATGGTTACCAACTATGACGTGCATGTTGATATTTCTTTTTGCCACTGGATCAAAGAACATATCTTTTGCTCTTTTGAGTGATGTGAATGAAATGTACTTACGTCTATCAAACGTATCGCCTAGATCAATAATAGTTTCTATATTATTTTCATCTAGGTATGGAAAGAAAACTTCGTTATAGAATTTTTCAAAATAATCATGTACCCGCATACTATCATTTCTGGCACCAAAATGTTGGTCCGTTACTAACGCTACTTTCAAAGTTATTCCTCTGCTTTTGGTTCTTCTACAAAGTTCTCCAAGCCTTTCTTCTTGATTCTTAAGGCTTTTTTCTCTGCTTCTTTTCTCTCAAAGTTCTCAACAAAGTCGTTCATGTAGTCTGTGTTCAAGTTAATGTAAGCACCTTGATCACCCTCGTTTCCATTCTCAGTTCCTTGAGTAGCCAATTCGTTTTGCACGATAGCTGTCTCTAAGCTCTTGTGCTTGATGTACAATTGCTTCTTCTCTCTTTGGATCCTTCTTAAGAATGCATAATAAATTATTTGTGTAAAGTACGCAAATGGGTTAGATGACTTTTCTGGATTGAAGTTGCCAATGTAGTTAACACAGTTCTCAATTCCATCGCTGATCATCTCATCACGATATGTGTAGTTGATGAAGTTAGGTTTAGTAGACAGTCTACTTGATATCTTTAACAGACACTCCCCAATATATTCAGGAATCCTTGGTTTTGGCTCATCAGCTTCCTCTGCTTCTTTTACTAGTTCCAAATAGGCACACATCTCGACGTGTAATTTCTTATTGTCAACATAGTGTTCCGGTTTTACTTTTGCTCTTGCCATAATTAATGTATAGTCGTATTCGCTGCTGGAAGTTCTTCTTCTAGTGTACGATACGCTTCCTCCTCTGTGAGTATATCTTCTGGACTCAGTACCCTATCCTTATTCTGAACAAAGTCTAAGTAATGTCTTAGTGCATTATCCTCTAATTCAGGTATCAAGGCAACGATTCTATCAGATTTTATTTTTATTGAATTCTGCTTATTGAAAAGCAACCAATGTGAACAAGCAAGCATAGGACCAATCGCTGTAGATTGTCTATGGATGACGACTGGGTTCGTAAGCTCTACGAGTTTATCTGGACCAATGCTATATTGAGATATTACTTCTTCACCAGATATGAGTTTGACTACTCCGTATTTCATTTTAATTTTACCTTGTACATCTTATACTCGAACTTCTCATCATTATACATTTTCAATCTTTCTGCAAAATGTTCTATTGTATAATTAGTCTTAGTTTTCCACGTTAGGTTATCTGCAAGATCAAACAATGTTGCTGATGTTTTTGTCTCAGACTTCCTTAACCCTCTACCAATACTCTGCATAACTCGTATTCGAGATTTAGATGGACTTGCAAATATAATATTATTTAGTTGTTTAATATTGATACCTGTACTAAATGTACCAAAACTTGCAACGATAATTGCGTTGTCTTGTTGCTCAACAATATGTCTTATCTCTTCTCTGTCCGTACCACTGACCTCACCTGACACATAATACAATGGACGCTTATCTATACTTTTGTCAATTGATTTCTTTATATCTTGGTGTAGTGGCTTACCATGCTTTTCTACAAAATTAAATAACAGCAATGTATTGCCTTTGAGACTCAAAGCTAGGTTACGTATAAATTTATTACGTGCTTCGTTTCTGACAAGAAAGTCAACTTCGTCCTGGTATTTGTCTTTTGCATGGGCTTGTTTTACAATATCAGGATATTGCAATACTATACATTTTACTTTAAAGTCAGCTAATGTGCCAGCTTCAATTAGTTCTGCTGTAGTAGTAACCTTCTCAACACCACCAAACAATCCTTCTAGTACAAGTTTATGCGTCTGTGCATCGTCTAATGTTCCTGTAAATCCAAAACGATATTTGCATTTATCCAGCTTCGTCATTATACTTGTCAATGACTTTGCTTTGAATAGATGAGCTTCGTCACCAATGACTACATCAAACTGCTCGAACCACTTTTTAGGCATCTTATAGATAGACTGCCATGTTGATATAACAATGTCTTCATCAGACTCTTTATCTACCCCAGCAGTTATTAGGTGACATTCACCTTTGTATCCATAATCTTTAAAGTCGCCATTCATCTGCTGAACTAGCGACACTGTAGGTACAATCAATAACGTCTTTTTCTTATAATACTGCGTTAGCATGTATATGATAAGAGACTTACCAGATGCAGTAGGAGAGAGTAGTACTGCTCTTCTATTCTTAACAGCATGTGTAAATGCATCTATCTGATAATCTCTAGGAGTTAGGTTTAAATTTAACGATTGTATAAACTTATTTGCTTCATATGTTGATAGAGCATCTAAGTCATAATCAGATGATACTTCTAAGTTATAATCTCTTTCTTTGCAGAACGTCTGAACATGAGCAAGTAACCCCGAATACATTCGCTTTGTCATTGGGTTGAATAAT